GACCAACGGTTGGGACTCCTTGCCCCCAAATTTGCAAGGAGTGATGTGTGCGGGTTGCACACCAATTTACAGTCTCACCGATGTTGTTTACCACTGTCAGCGGGTTGAGCGGTAGTGGAACTCTACGTTCCTCCGCTATAACACGAGTAAGGAGCAGTGACCAACTGCTTCAGGCTTTAGCCTGTACCGACATCCTAGCTGCATAGGACCATTCTTACTCGCCCCAATGTCACCAAACAAGGGCTCTCACCTGGACCACCAGGCACGTCGCGGACTAGGGCGAGCACACGCATTTTGTGCTTCTTGGGCGCCCTCAACAGATTTACGGCCACAGAGGTGTGTCACGTCGGTAAATCGTGGTGGTGATACCTGAAACGCTCGCTGTGCCTACGCTCAGCGCTCCCAGGTTCACGGTGGCAACAGCATTGGGGTCCGGCTTGAATAAACCGAACACAACAACGCCGCAAGTGGATGAGCCCGTAATGGTGGAACTAATCAGAGTGGACGACTGGCTAATATTTGCCGGAGTGCACTCAACCATCATCGGGCTGGCAGGCGGACTAAACGTGGTCAAGCCTGCACCATAAGGTACTGTGATATAGACGTAGAAGAACCCAGCCGTCCCCTTGGGGAACGTGATAAGACCCGGGTTTGATACTGTGATTCCGAGGTTGCCTGAATACACAGGACTCGTGAACCACGTAGTAGTTGAGGTACCCGCTGAGTAAACACTCATCGCGCGGTTGACCTCATTCGTGGCACTAGCGACCACTGGCTTCTTCAGCTCTACTTCATACGTCACCCAAATGTCGCCTAGAGTTTGTCCGGCGGTTTGCATGCCATTAGTAGCCACAAATGTGGTACCAATGTCATACAACAGCTGATTCTCTGTAGAGGGCAACGACCCCGTCCGCACATAATGTACGTCAAATGGGTTCTCTTTTGGGTCACACTCAATGGCGTGAACAATCTCATCACAGGGGCGACCCTCAGTCGCCCAATACTCGTTCAACATCTCCACCTTCGATGTGGGTCCTGTATCGCTTGCGCGGTAGGACGTCTGGAACATCACTGAGCCAAGGGCCGCACTGGTCGACGAAATGGCTGTTCCACTGGTTGGCACAAAATGGAACACCATGCCCTTGATTTTATACTCCTGGAATCTGCCGGCTACTGCAGACAACCAGGGGAAAGTGGCGCTCATACCAGGGTTTAAAGGAAAGATGGACTGCATCGTAAACGATGTCGAGCCGTCCAACTCGCCCAGGTACTCGCGGTGACGAACGACGATCGTCTGGTCGTCCTTGTGCATCGCAGGGACGGTACCAGTCGCTCGCATACTCTTCACTATAGAATTCGACGACACTTCATAATCGCCAAATCCTAGCCATTTGCTGGCTTTTGCAGCCAGTTCACGACCTGCGGACCCGCCCAAGCCTGGCTGGCCCACAAAGGACCCAGCGGCAGCGCCACCGAGTCCACCAAGTTCCCGAAGGATCTTGCCTACAGCTGACACCTCTTGTCGCTGGATTCGCTTCGTTTGTCTTTTACGGTTGTTATTTCTCTTAGTCATGGTTAGTGCTAATTATTCGGGCTTAGAAGGTCAACAACCGAGGCTTTCACCTCCAGGGCCTTCTCACACGCTTCTTCACCAGAAAGCGTGGGCCCAAAATTGTCTCCCAACACCCAACCATTATAATGCTCCTCCAAGAGTTCCTGCTCTCTAGGGGGGATGCCCCAAGCAGCCCAGAAGGAGATACGAGAAGAGAGGGTTATGGGGCTATCCATGCCCCCCTCCCTTGCACGGGAGGACTCGCCCTCAACGAGCTTGAGCTGTCTCGAAGAACACCTCAACCCGTTGCGGCGCATGCATCGCGCGAAAGCTGCCAACACTGGCACACCATCACTGAGCTTGCCCTCACACAACCCGACAGCCATCATCCACCTGCGGAGATCCTTAAGGTTCCTACAGGGTTTGAGGCACATCGAAGCTTTTGTGATCAAAGTGGACGGGTTCCGGACCATTCTCCATGTTCCGTCGACACACACAGGTTTGGATTGACAAAATTCCAATCCTTCCGTGTGGTACACAGGTGGTTCAAGGGCCATTCTAAAACCCTTGGAAGCGTAATAATCCACCTGTCCGTCCAGCCACTGCTGCAATTGTTCACGTCTCAATATCGTGGCACAATCGTCACCATTGTTCGCTAACTTAACCTCCGTTCTGGCCCGATCAGCCCAAGATTTATTCAACGCACTCATGATGACACAATTCCCCAAACTGGTGTTCAAATCACCAGATGCTCTAGTACCACGCATCTTAAAAGACAACTTGCCATCGTCAAAATACGCGGTACCCTCGTTGTTAAGCTGCTTACTGAGCAGCCATGACAACTCGGGGAACCCCTCCTCAGCAGGGCACTCTTCAGCGTTCAGAGCTTGCACGAGTCGATAATCATGCAGACATTCCTCAACTGACCCACCATGGTGGGGCAGGAGGTAGAACATATGTTCATACTCCAAACTCTCAAGAGACACATGCATGTCGAACTTGCTGGCATCACCGCCAACAATCACAGCGCCGGGGGTGGACTCGACCATGTCCACTATCAGCCCGGCACTCTCCTCTACATCCATGCCTTTGATCACTACGTGCTCCTGTCGGAACACGCCAGCGATCGCTGCGAAATACTTCTTTTCATTAAATTTGAGGTACTTCCCAAGCAACAAATTATACTCGGGTGACCGCGGATTAATACATCGCGGTGCCTTACTAAGGTCTTGCTTCTCAAACTTAACGAAACTATTCAACCTTGCATGTTTGGCCTTAAGGCCAGAGTCATATAACGAGACTTCAGCGCGTTCGTAAATCTTCCGCTTCGGCCCGATGTACGCCTTAACCACCTCAGCGGTGGTGGCGATCGGGGCTAGCTGGAGATTAGACAGCACGTCCGTCAGGTATTTTAACAGGTACTCATCCGCCATATAGGCGTTCCTGTCGACAGGGAGAGCAGGTTGGAACCCCTCTCCTACTTTACAAGTGAAGTATCGCTCAGCGAAAGCCCGGTAACCATTGTCCAAGTTGTTATTGTAAACTCCCAACTTGGTAGGTGGCGCAAGACCAGGTAACTTGTACCACCTACGTATCCGATAATGAATCCCGTTGCGTCTCTTTCTTAGACCCGCGGGGGCGACCTCGGATACTGAGTCTGCCCCCTCAACAATCAACGGGCACCACTAAGCGCGCTCAACGCGCGAGTGCCGGAACCCCAAAAGGTCCAACACCCACGCCTTGGCACGCCTGCGGCGCACTCCTGCCATAGACAGGAATTCCCGGCTTTGGAAATAGCATTCCACCACATGTGCTAAATGTAGCGAGATGTCAGCATGACGGAAATTATACTGTTCCATCAACAACCGCGCACGTCGTTCCACGACGGCGCGGTTCGCTTCAGTGTGCGGTAATGATACACCCAATTTTGCATCGAGTGCACTAACCACAACACCAACGACCCGCGCTGACACCCTCGGGAGCGCATACTCTGTGTACAGCTCAACCGGTGCTGTGGGAACAACAATATCTGCCACAGGGCAGGAAACGTTTCCCACAACTATCTCCTCATCACTCGAGACCGATGACTCAATCGACCTGGAATGCTCGACAAGGCGAGCGGCACTCTCCGCCTCATAGGCGGCTAGCATTGATACGCCCGTCTGGAGCGGAGGAGTGACACGCACTCGTGTCACCTCCTGTTGGAACGCCTCTTCCAACTCCAGATCGCGGATGTAGTTCTCATCAAGACCACACCCACACACAAAATGCTTCTCGAGCCAGGCAGCCGCTTTACGCGCTAACCTCTGGAACCGACTCGCCCTATGCAAGTGATGATCCTCGTACGCTTTCAGCTCGGCACATTGTGCTGCAACCTTGTCGGAAGTTACATTTACGCCCATTACGGTACGCCCGACCTTCAAACCCGTGTTGGTCACACACGAGAGACTAGCCCCACCTTGGTTGCTGGCAGAATTCAT